GTTGTGATACTTTCACTAATTGAAAATACAAATGAAGAAGATCTTACAGTTCCTGTGCAAACTAGTCCAGGTCTTAATGTAAGTGTTGCAGGATAAATTGGAGTATTATCCGCAAGAAATTCTACCGGATCCACTTCAATATTGAAAGATACATTTGCAGTTGCCGCTTTTCTTGAACTTGGAACATATCCAATATTTCTTGCAAGAGCAACAACGTTTTGCCTTAATGTTGCAGAGTCTAAAAAGGACTCATTAACAATCATACTGCTATTAAATGCAGTGATGTAGGTGTTGTATGCTAGTGTATCGATTAAAACTGAAAAATTAGATCCCTCAAAGTCAAAATCAGTAAATGTTGAGTTTGCTCTAAGATAATCTTTGATGGAATCTCTTATTTGGTCGAAATCGAGATTTGTAAATTTGGTAAAAGGCATTTTTTTATCTTGTTGCCTCTAGGATGAATGAGAACTGTTGTGTTGGAATTTCTTGTCCAATGACATCAAATATAATTGTAACTTCAAAAGTGTTTTCATCTGGTGATGGTTCCACTTCAACATCGATATTTTCAACTCTTGGTTCATAATTTATGATAACTTCCTTTATTTTTTCCTGAATTTCAATGGCAGTTCCATAATCTACGAAGTCAAAGAGACTACTCCTTACATCTGAACCAAGATCCGAGTTAAAAAAGCGCTCATTTTTCATTGTTTCAATCAAATTTCGAACCGAACGTATGATTGCATTACGATCTTTGATAATTGGGATGTCTTTTGTTACCGGATGTGGATCAAAGGATAGACTAATATCTTTAAAAGATCTAGATACCCTAGTTACTGCCATTTTTTAGAAAGTTTTTAAATATTTATCAACTATTTTCTCATCTATCCATCTGTCGATAACAGTAATTGTAAGAATCTAGGTATTTTAGCAGTTCAATTGCAATAATTCCGGGATTTTTTTCGCCACAAGTGTAAATATCGATCGCTAAACAACCGTTTTCGGGCCAGGTGTGACAAGAAACATGACTTTCTGCAAGTGTAATGACGACTGTGCAACCTTGTGGTATGAAACAATGTGAAAAAACGTTCAAAATGGTCATGCCAGAACGATTTATGCCGTCGATCATGACTTTTTTGAGCGAATCTATGTCATTTAATGTGTCAAATTTGACATCATATACCTCTAAGAGTATATGCTTACCCATGGAAATGTTTTTCAATTCGATGATGCTCTAAAAATTTTATTTATTCTTGATTTTGCACAAAAAAATCCCCCCAAAAGGGAGGATTTGAAGAATTATTTGCCTTGTCCCCGGTATTTTTTACGAGCTTTATTACGAGCGGTAGCGGCATACTTGGTTCCATCACCATCTCCCTGACGAGTCTTCTTAGGAGGACCCGGAGAATATGAGGTTTTGTAGAGTCCACTGCCAACTTTTGATCTTGCCATGATTTTAGTCCTCGATTAGTGTAATTTTTGTTTCAATAGAGTCGGGAGATGGACATCCTGTCTTATAAAATTGCTCTGAGAGGATGTCCATGGTGTCAAAATACTCATCTTCGGTCAGATTTGTGTATAAAACCTGACCATCACTGAGAATTGAGTATCTTTCTCTGTCTGTCATCAGATAACGCGAGTCTTTTCGTGTCCAACGCGAATGCGAGGATCACACCAAATCTCAAAACCTGCTGAGATTGCATCCAGACAGAAGGATACGTCCTCTCCACACATGTCCTGAACGTTACCAGACTCAAATACTTGCATCTTGGGAGCAAACCAGGGATACTTCATCTCTTCGTGCTCAAATACTCCGTTCTTAATCAGGACCCATCCAAATCCTGTGTAGTCAACAGTGAATGGTTTGCGGCGCTTGGAGATACTCTCAAGCGTTTCGTGATTCATCACACCACCATTGCCACGGAAGTCCTCTTCGTCCAGCCAATGAGCAACTGATGTGGTGCGACCGTCCTCAGTGCAATACCAACCTGCTGCAATTTCTTTGTCCATCAGAACCAATTGATAAAGTTTTTCTGTGTTGAAAACAATATCAGAATCAATCCAAAGTTGATAATCATAATTAAGTTTTCCATCCCACGGAAGTTGATCAGGTCCACGCAGAACGTTCGCTCCTAAACACTTGCAACGTGCAAAGTTTACCATTGACGAATAATCCTGCGAGATCTGGATAGATGCTCCGCACTTCACCAAGTCAAATGCCATCTGCACAAAGGACTTGAGGAATTGATATGAAACTCCACGTCCTGGGAGACAAAATACGATTGTCTTGCCCCTCAGCATTTCTTTTGCCTGCTCATAATCCCACGTGGTGGCGGCGGAATCTGAATTCGTGGCAGGCGTTTTTGCTTTTACTGTAAATCCTTTAGACATAATAGAAAGTTGTTACTGCAATATCATACGGTATTATGTAGGTTTTGTCAACCTCGGTCAGTCACGATCAGACAATCTCCATCAACCTCGATGTTTAGGTTTGTGCCCTCATACCATCCCTTCTCATCGAGAATCCACTGGGGAATTGTGATAAAAAATTCACCGCTAACTGTATCCACCTCTACGGTTGTTAAATTTTCTGCGCGATTTTTTTTCATTTTCATGTTTTCTTCTCTAGTTTTTATATAGGACTTTGAGGATTTTTGTGGGCACGAAAAATTTTTTGAATCGAGAAGCGTTTTATATTTACTTCGCGATCGTAACACTTTATAGATTAGGGTAGTTAGGGGTTTTATATACGGGGGGGGCATGGATCGGATCATCGGCGCCCCGCCCGCGCGGGGCACTGTGTTTTACGAAGATTGGGGCGGCAGGGTATAAAGAACTGCCGCCCGCTAAGTGTAACTTAGAGTCCGAACTTTTCCCGACAGATAGGACCGATTCCTAACTCTATTGAAAGAGGGTTAGTTAGTTCACGAGCGCAACACGAGCAGGTGCCAGTATTCTGCCCGTAAAGTTTAGCGGCAGAGTAAGGATCAGCGGCGACGGATTGCACCCGTTTGATTAGATCAACCTCACCCAGATTAGTGGCGTTAGAAGTGATCCAACCCAGATAAATGTTGCTCATTGTGCCCCACTGATTAACCTCTTTATCGTGAGAAAAAACATACATTTTTCCCTGATATTTCGAGGGTTTAACTATAAAGTCTTGGAATCGCATTGTGATTCGCTTAAGACCGCGATTCTGTGCCTCTTCAATTGCATTAATGATCCCGCTAAAGTTATGGGCGGGAATGGCATTGTGGCGGATGATGGGATGGCGCATGATGCTTACCGGTGGTTTGGTTGGTGCGGGTTCTGCCCCGCGTGATCTAATGGTAAAGAGTAAGGGGGGGAGAATGCCCCCCCGTTAACATTAGTTCACACTCCCAGGAACCGGGCGATCCGCTCACGCTTGCGAAGCGGCAGGAGGCGTTTGTAGGAAACAAAGGAGCGGCGCCCAATGCTGTATTCATAGCGGCGCACCATCCCTTGTGCCGCCATCTCCTTAAGAAGGATGGAAACGGTGGTGCGTGCCTCCTTGGGCATCCCCAGCGCCCGGTTGATCTCAGAGGGTCCAAGACCGTGGCGGGTTTTGTCCCCATCCATCGGCAGAACCGACAGGATCGCCCATTGGTAGGTTGCGCCGAATGCCTTGCGATCGGTGATGGTGGTGAACATGGTTCAGTGGTGGTGAACGACCCCCATAAATTACCGGATCCACAGGAACCTGCCAACGTGGGGTTGTGACACCTTTAGGATTGGCACAACCCCAGTTTGTATAAAGAATAAAACGAGGATTGCAAGATATAAAGAATAAGACAGGACTGAATGTAAAGAATAAACCACACCACTGACCAATAGTTTACATTCAATCCTGTGTTATTCTTTATACTCAGAGAAAATATAAAGAATAAAGAACTGATTAGGATTCATTCTTTATTCTTTATACTCAGTGTTAAGTATAAAGATTAAGATTTATTTCTTTTTCCTCCTTTTGTTTGCTGATTGTTTCTTCGGTGTTAGAATGTTCTTAAACCTTTTATCAGGACGTGATTTACCATCCCGATGAATCCATTTGTTTGCCATGTTCTTTATACAAACTGTGCAGGTGAACCACAAGACTGATAGAATCTAATCATTCTCTCTGCCTCTTCCTTTGTAGTGAAAGATTGTGTTCGCCATTGGCATTCATTATATGGTGATATGTATTTAATTGTGAAACCAATTGAATTAATTTGTTTTTGATTGTTGTTCATTGTTTGGTGTTTGTTTTAATGTTGTTTTATTGTATTGTGCGCACACATCTCGTCGAGATTCTGTATGCGCACATCTCGTCGAGATTTCTATACTTCCTCAACCTCCAATCCAAGGAGTTGATCAACAGTAACCTCCAAAAGTGCTGCCAATTCTTCATCACTCATCCATGTGATGTCGATCGGCATTTCTTCGATCTGTGCGGTGGTGGTGAAGTGATCCATGGTTTCTGGTGGTGGTGCGGGTTCCTGTCCCGCTTGCTCTAATGGTAAAGGGTAATGGGGGCGTTGCCGCCCCCCTGGCAGACGGTTCAGCGATTGGCACGACGGCGGCGGATCTCATCGCCATAGGTGTGCGCCTCATCGTCGTAACGACCCTCAGCGATGGGGTTCCATCCCCGCATTGCCTCAGCGGCGCGGCGGGCATCCTGGGCGCTCCAGAGCAGCGCCTCATCGCTCATGCTCTTGGCACGTGCCTCCCAAGTGGCGAAATCAGCGGCGGTGGCGTAAGTGGCGATCATGGTCCGGTGGTGTGAACTGCGATAATTGTAGCAGATAATTGGGGGGGGGGAGAGAGGAGGAGATCGATCGAATCCCCATTGTGACGATTTATGAACAGTCCACCGATTGTCTGATTCTGGCGCCGGGCGCGTGTAGAATAAGGGGACAATCAGATGAGGGGTGGGGTAACCCCGTTGATGAAATGGTCGCCACGCCCCCTGCGCAATTTTATTTGCGAACAATTGTGAAATGTGTTGACCCGACCGGATCCCCTATGCTAGGATTGGGGTAGAACCTTTTGTATGTTACGGATTGTTAAAGAAAGGGGGCGTTGCCGCCCCGTTGTGGTTCAATGGAAAAAGTCGTAAGGCGTTTGCTCTGTCGGATCATATCCCTCCCAGAGCATTGCTACAGTGCTAGCAATGCTGCGCTCTGCCTTCCAGCAGTCTAGGATGACATCCAGTGCCCAACCGTCATCAAGGGTGGCAGGGGGGCATTCCTGCGCCTCCACAGCATCCCAGAACTCTCCAAAGGACTCATCCTGCCAGCAGGATTCGGAATCCAGCGCCATGCGCCGGTTGTATTCTTGGCGCTCTTGGCGCTCCATCTCTGCAAGGGTGCTGTTGTGAAAATCCATGGTTCCGGTGTGGTGCGGTTTGCTTTGAAAGTATAGAGGCAAAGGGAGCAGGGGTCAACCTGCCCCCCGTAGGGATCAGACCGTCTGATCCTTAATGGCATCATGTACCTCTCCCAGCATGTCATACCAACGGGTTAGACCTTTTTGACCCATTTCGTGCCCTTTGGCGGACAGGAGCGCGATTCGGATCGTATCCCAATCGCCTGCGGCAAGGGTGACGGTTTTGTTTTTGGTGGTGGTGGTGCTCATCAGTCTCGGGTGTGGTGCGGGTTCCTGTCCCGCTTGAGCATATCCTACATCAGAAGGGGGGATCCGTCATCCCCCCCAGTGGACGGTGGTCAGACCGTCACAATCCTGTCTGCCTTTTTCTTTGCTGTTCCATGCGACGGAAAACATACAATAACGTTACGGTCGGAGTTAGCACAAATGCCGCAAGTTGCACATGTAACATTATCATGAATCTTTGCAGGGCAGACTACACATTTGCGACCGTTGGTTGTTGTGAAGAACCGGCGCGATTCTGTGGAGGGAACAACAGCAACGGCAGGGATTCCGTGCTCTGTCATCACTTTATCAGCAACCTCTACAGACTCACAGGATGCAGAGATTGTGAAACCTTTGCTGTTTGCTTCCTTGATAATTTCAAGGTTCTCAGTGTTGAGAACGTGGTGAGTGTAAGTGTAACCTTTGCGCCCTTTGTTTGCTGCCACCAGATCAGCAACACTGGCGCGATCGATGTTCCCATCAACATGGGGCAGATCACCGGATACGTTGTGGCGCCAGATCTGACCGCGTGCAATCCGGCGAACCTTAGAGAGGAATTCCTCCCATACAATGCCGGTTTCGGATACCTTGCGCCATGCCGCGCCCTGGAAGTGGAATTTGGCGTAGCACGCTTCCGCCATGGGGCAGGTAGCGGGGCAGGATGCCTGTTCAGTGGTGCTGGCAGGGATCCTGCCAAGTTGGGCGTTGCTGCTGGCGGGGTTGAAAGAGACGCGCATTGGTGTGGTTGCGACTGATCAAACAATAACAGGGGGGAGAGCGCCTGCCAACCCCCCTAGTGGACGGTTATCAGATCGCCACACCATCCTGGCGAAGGCGATCCACAAGACGGGATGCCATGGCGCCACAATGGGGGCACTTTGTGGCGTATTTGATCTCTGATTTAATTTTATGATCTTTCACCCGTGCGAACTTATAACGATAAACTTTGCTAAGTGTAAGCATTGCCTGCCTTTTTGTAATGTCGTTTTCATCAATCTCACGGTAGATTGTCACCAGATTGTGATAGGACAGGGTAGGATTACGGCGGATTTGATTCAATCGTGAAACTGCAAGTTTGGCGAATACTGCATCACCAGTAGTTTCAGTGACTACATCAATCAGATAATCGTGAAAAGCAATAAGTTCTTCTTCTTTCTTTTGCTGCTGTTCTTTCTGTTCTTCCTCTTTCTTGATTGATTCGATCTGGGAGGTAATTTCCCGGAAAGATTCCACGAACTGCTTCTGCAGTTCGTTCAGGTTTGCGGTGAGAGTTTGGAGGTCGCTCATTGTTCTGGGTTGGGGTGGAATCGGATCCGTTTGTCCGATGGGCACAGTATGCCCCGGCAAGACGGGGCAGATCAACCAACCCTGTGCCACTACCAGAACCGTCCACAAGGGCGTTGTAAGGTCTTAAAATGCTCTATTGTATGGGGACAATCGAAAGAGGGGAGGGGTATCCCTGTAGACGACAATACATCGCCACCGCCCCTGCCATAAAATAATTGTTTCAATATGTTAAAAAAAAGGATCCCGCACCACCAGGATCCTCTAGACTCCAATCACCAGATACGCTATACCCATATTTTATCTTAACGTTCTCGCAGAGTGACTTTTTTTTTCTTTACAATGTGGGCAAACTCCTTCCCACACGGATAACTTTATTTTAGAGAGGCAAATCCCTTCCTCTTAAGATTATTGTATCATCCAATGTGGGTCATTGTCAAGTGCAACCCAGAAAAAGTTACGATTGTTTGCACTTCTTAAGAATAGTTTGTTGTTCACGATTTGTTCAATAATGCATACAGAATCGCGTGCCATTAAATTGGCGAATCTGTTTTTTGCTTTTGATGAAATCGGTTTGACTTGAATGGTTTCCATGATGTCCATTGCAATGTGTTCATTATAATGGATGGTGATAATCTCGTCGAGATTGTGTGTGCCAGTTGTTATGGTGTCACAATCTCGACGAGATCCTTTTAGATCACTGCTTGACGAGAGTCAGTTGATTCTCACGCAATGCATTGTTGAAGAACTTACCAACGCTACCATCAGAATTGATGGTTTCCGTCAGAGTCGAAATAAACTGTTCTGCATTAACCACACCGTAGGTATAGTCTCGACCACCAGTAAAGGTGACGGTCACTTGATCATCGACAACATCAGAGATAGATTCGATGGCGGAAGAAGTGAACTTAGGGAACATGATTTAGAATTGTGTAAAGGAACAGATGGAGTCTTTAGGGCGCTGCCGTTCCCTGTGTGATCAGTCTAGCATCAGAACTCGATGGTGTCTAGTGTAGGACAAACAGTTTCGCCAGATTCACAAGTGTCACTCCCATCACAGAGAACATCAAGAATTCGAAGGATTTCTGATCCATTGGAACCTTTGCGGAGTGCGTGGATGTAAAGTTCTTTAGTCATTGTTGCCTTTGGTTGACTCTGTAATTCTAAGGGCATGGCGGGGACATTGCTGCCCCCCTTGTGCCACTGCTCAGACTGTCATAAGGAGAGCAGGTTGTTCTGTAACGAAATCATACTCTTGGGTGTTAGTGTCACCCCAACCCAGTTTCCAACACTGCCATCCCAAACCAGGAGTAAACAGATAGCACCATTCCTCTCCACAATCACCTGAGAGAAACTCATCGAAGTTGCTCATCCTAGGAGGAGCATCTTCACCTCGCTCACTATAATACAGTGGAGCAGGTTTTGCTTTTACTGGAGAATAGACCCACTGTTCATTATCAGTGGTGATATATTCTACAGTTCTGTTACCCTCAGAATCATAGATCTCTTTTTTGAGAGGAACAGAATCCCAACGATGTGTGGTGTGCAACTGCCCCATATCACCACCGTTGATGAGTTCTTCTACCTGTTCTTTATACAGGTAGTTGTCAATAAGTTGGCGACCATTGTGTTGAATGTAACCATCATAATGACAGTAAACACTAATGATTTGATCGGGTCCGAGAGCAAGACCGATGCGAGAGCGAGTTCCCATGGTGTGTTGGGTGAACTGAGATCAGTGTAGCAGGTTTGGGGGATGCTGTCATCCCCCTGTCAGGAATCAGTAACTCAGATCCTCCAGATATTCTGTGAAGATTTCTGACACTTCATCCCATTGGGCGTCCGTCAGAAAACCGCACTGATCCTCCATCCAGTTGGAAACCATAGACCAGTCTGCATCCATCTCTTGGATGAACTGGGGCAGGGACTGGAGAGCACTGATGAAATTAGAAGTCATGGTCGGAGTTGAGTTCCTGTTGAAAGTCTAGCATGGATTCCTGCATTTCGGGGATGTCGAAGATCTCACCCGGAGAATCCATGATCTCATTCCAGAGATCAGTGTCGATCAGATCAAATTCCATGAAGATTCTTAAGGTCTTGGATGGTGTGAGAGAGACCTGCCTTGCAGTATCCTACAGCATATGGGTAGGAACAGTCAAGATCACAGTCAGGTTTTGTTAGGTCTTGGGGACGTGCTGAGTATAGAACTTTTTGCATCCATTCCAGTTCCTGAATGATTTTTTCCAGTTTGGTTTTGTCGGTCATTGGAGTTGGGTTCCGAACAAACGAATCATCTCACGGATTCCGGAGGGATGCAACGTGCCAGTGGACAGTCTATAAAGTGTCACCTGCGATAGGGAGAACTCCACCATTTGCGGTATGCAGTGTAAAGAATCACTGCAGTCGAAACGATACCGACCAGACCCAGAACTGTCACAGGGTCGCCGGAGAAATCATAAGTGTCTGGCATAATGAATCAAAAAAACGGATCAACTTCGCGAATTGTAACATCAACTTCCTCTCCACCTTCAAGACCTAAAAGGTCTCTCCAGTCGAGTTTGTCAATGTCCAGATCATCATAACATGCAATGTCAAGTGTGACTGTGACTAAACGCTTTTGTGCTAGCATGTGTCTTATGAGTATTGTTGATGTATTGTATCATGCATAATGCTTATATGCAAGATCCTGATAGTCATTGTCACACCTATCATAATCCTCATCATTGTCGTCATAAGACTCAAGACGAGAATAATGTTCGTAGTATGAGTCTTCGTCAAGACAATGATCATTGATGGTGATGTAGTCGAGATCGTAGTCGTCGTACATAACTCGTCGAGATTCTACTGTTTACTTGTGTATTGTAGCATGATTCTCGTCGAGATACAACTAATTGCCTGATATATTCTCGTCGAGATCTCATACCATATATGTATAAAAACGTCAAGGAATTGTGTGGATTTGCAAATTTTTATGTCTGGATGTGAAGATTTTTGCCGGGCGCTTGACATTTTCGGCGTCTTGTGATAGTGCGCACGCCAAACTCACAAGACCTGGGCACATTACCATAAGATATAAGAGTTATTACCATAAGATACCAGGCACATTACCATAAGATATAAGAACCATTATCATAAGATATAAAAGTTATTATCATAAGATATAAGAGTTCAAAACCCTTTATTTATACAATTTAACTTCATTTTAATCTCTTATATCCTGATTTCAACAAAAAATGCCCAAAAAAGCACTGTTACAATATAAATTACATACATACAATACAGTTAAACACTATTGCCCCAATGTCAGGCGCCATTTACCTCATAATCAACAAACAAAATGGACACAAATACATAGGAAAAACCACAGATTCAATAGATTCTGCCTGGAAAGAGCATATTATCCTATCAAATCGTATGGATAGGAATCCACTACATCTTGCTCTTCGTAAGTATAAACCTCACATGTTTTTACTTAAACCAATAGAGGATGTAGATAATAATTTAGATGAAAGATATGATTATTGGTTAGATAGATATAATCCAGAATACAATTCTAACTCCTTTACTGATGAGAATACTGAAGTTAAAACAATTGAAGTAAAGAAAGAAATAGTTTCTACCCCCAAAAAGAAGTCTAAAAGACCAGAAAAAACCAAGGGATACACAATACAAGGTATGAATCTGGCAACTGGTGAGATTAGAACATGGGAATCTGCCAGGGAGGCAGCACGTGATATTACTGGTGATGCAAAGAAGAATTCAAATATATTACGATGTGCTCGTAATGGATATAAGTATTATGATCATGTATGGAAAATTATTGAAGACTTTAGATTCAGAAAAGTGAAGGCGGTAAATAGAAAAACATGGCAGGAATTTCACTTTGACAATATAGCAGATGTATTTAAAAAGACCGGTGTTAAAAGAGATCCACGTTTAAAGAAAGTATTAGAAAGTAATGGTAGATTAACATGGAAAGGATATATGTGGTTCTATACGGAGTAAACAAATGAAACGCCCATTAAACACATGTTTTGATTGCGACTATACATGGTATCCACGTGGTCATTATATAAGTAAACACTGTCCCCATTGTGGTTCTAATAACGTAGGCATACAATACATACAAATAATCCCACTACTGTTAATAGTGGGACTACTGTTGTTTATTTTAATTTAATTTCAATCCTCGAACCTTTCGTTCCATTTACCATGAAACTTTTGCATAATACCCTCAATCATTTTGTGCCTTTTGGAAAGATATGATTCTGGGTCCATGTTATGCAGTTCGGTGATATTACCAAATGAAAAGAACATAGAATCCAGTGTATGACACATGATCTCATTCATAATCTCATGTTCTTCAACAGTAAATGTGAGCGCAATGTCATGCTCTTTCATGGTCTTCATGTTTAGATTTCCTTGATTTTGTTTTAACTAATTGGTCAATTTGATTCCGATAACATAATACCAGAACATGATACTTTTGATGTATGGATGGATCCGGCATTGGCGTTGTTGAAACTTCTATCGTAATATATTCAGTTCCAACATGATAAACCCATCCCTCAATGTTTTGTTGTTCCCAGACAACATAATCATTTTCTTTTGGACTATACATCCCTCACTGCACGTAGATAATTAGGATTAATTCCACGTCCAACATATTCTGACAATAGTGCATCACATCGTTCCCGTGTTAATTGTCTTGCAGATGGATCAATTAGTTCCCATCCATTCGTATAAAGTTCTTCAATACGATAAAGAATTGTTTCAGTCATGTCGTAAACTCCGATACAATACCAGACTCATGATCACCATCCAAGGGATACACTAGAGCACTCTGAATACTTGGCATGATGTTATGCACATAGGTATCATCATAAGTATCTGACGACGAGAGAATATCAAATACCTCCGAATCGTTCTCTCCAATTACGGCAACAATACCGCCATATTCAGAACTTGGAAATGGAACCCAATAATCCACCAGATAGATGTTTTTCATTAGTTCAGTTAAATTACCATGTCAGTTTAGTTTAGTTTGTTTGATTTGTCAAATAATGAATTCGGACAAATAATAATCAACGGTGATCTCCAGTTTTTCCGCCTGGCGTTCATAGAACATCTTCATCTCTTGACGATCATGATAATCATCAATCTCCTGTTCGGCATGTTCCATGAAGTCCTGCCATGCACGAATGAACATTTCAATTTCCTTTTGTTCCATCATTAAATTGTTTGTAAAGAACAGTTTCAAGTAGTGCCGCCTCTTTTTCATGTGGTTGATCCTCATATGAAAGATCCTCCACACTGACCAGATTATAACACAATCTACCACGTCGGTAGGTCAGTTTACCATCAATCCATTGTGATACATGCACCATCTCATGTAACAATACCCGAACATAATCCTCGGCATCCAGATAGGTCTGAATCTCAATTAGAAAATCTCTGGGATTCTTGGATTTGGCATCAACCACATCACAATAACCCCAGACATGTTCACGCTTTAATCCACGGTGCAATACATTAATCGTCACAAAATAATCGGGATAATAAGTTTCCAAATACCATGCAATTACATTCTCACATAGTTTCTTGGAATAACCATATCCCTCATGTAAAATTAATGTCATGTTAAAATGGCGAAAAACAATCGTGTCATCCAGTTCATGAAAATAAAGAAACTGGAAACAAACATAATCTTTTCAAGTCGTGATAACATCATTAGTAATAGTGCCTTCTACAGGGAACATTTTCATACCATGTTCTTACATAACCCGATCTCCATCTGTTACCGGGAATATATTCCTCCCGGCGGACTCTCTTGGTGCAATGAACATGACGATGATGATGACGATGACGTGATCTGTGATCACTATCCTCCTCTACAAATGGTTCCCAAAATTGTTGCCATGTGATGGCATTTGCCGGGGAACATAAAAGAATACCCGAAATTGCCAGGACTAATAGTTTTTCCATTTATCATCCAAATGATCTAAATGATTTAGTCTGGAACTGAACAGTGAAAAACATGCCCATGCAACTCCAAGTGAAATGATCAGAAAATAGATCATGCGGCATCATCCATGTGATCATCAACCAGTGATGAATCAGGAAGATTGTTGATCCGAGACTTCATTCGATTCATCTTGGAAATCTCCCATCCGTTCATTTCTGCATCATGCACCACACCATCCAATTGGCGGCGCTCGCTTTCCGTATGATAATGACGATAATCGTTCATGATTCATCTCCTCAGATAACATGTTCATTATAACACATCATTTCTGATAAAGGTATCCTCCAGACCAATCGGCATTTTCAAACAGATACTCACGATCTTCG